ATGTACCGCTACAGCATCAGCGCCAACACTTGGTCCACGCTCTCTCCCGGCGTGGCGCGTGGCGGCGCTCCGGGTGCTGCGGTGTCTGGAAGCTGGATACACAGCGTGTCGGCATCGGACTGGAACAACGAGAACGCGATCCTCAACGGTCGCTACATCTACTCGTTCCGAGGCAGCGCGGGCGCGCTGCTCGACCGCTACGACATTGCGGCGAATAGCTGGGCGGCGCTGACGTATTCGCCAGCCGTCGAGACGTTCACGACGGGAACGAAGTGGATCTACTCGAAAGACGCTATCTACGCTCAGAAAGACGCGACGGGTCGCTGGTTCCGCTTCGATATCGCGCAAGCCTCGATGGACGGCTGGACAACGATGCTCTATCCAAACGGCGCAGCGGTGCTTGGGGACACGGCGTTTGACGTGACCTACAGGGACGGCGCGACAGAAATCGACTACATGCACATCGTGCTGAACACGTCTGCGGTCCACATGCGGCAGATGGTGATCTGATGACCATCTCAGACCTGATCACGCTCGCGCTCGCACGGCTGGCAAACCTGACGGCGCAACGCACATCGGCGGTAACGCTTGGGGATGCCGTCCGCATCGCCCAACTGGACACCGAGATCGCCGAGACCGAGGCCACGCTGGCGGCGCTGCGGGGGATCTGAGGCACATGCTCAAGCTTGCGAACCGCGCGAAGATGTCCACGGCCACCACCGGCACGGGCACGATCACGCTCGGCTCGGCGGCGGCGGGCTTTCAGTCGTTTGCGGATGCTGGCGTGGTCGATGGCGATGTCGTGCGGTACGTCGTCGAAGACGGCACCGCGTGGGAGATCGGGCAGGGCACCTACACCGCCAGCGGCACGACCCTCTCGCGCACGGTGCTGGAGAGCAGCAACAGCGACAATCCGATCAGCCTGTCGGGCTCGGCCACGGTGCTGATCACCGCTGCCGCCGAGGATGTCGCTCAAGTCAAAATCGACACTTACACGACGGCGGGATCGACCACCTGGACGAAGCCGTCCTGGGCGAAGTTTGTCAGGGTAATTTTAATCGGTGGGGGCGGTGGTGGAGGTAGTGGAAGATGCGCGGACACGACTGGGGGGCGCAGTGGCGGCGGCGGTGGCGGCGGCGCGTCAACAATTTATTTTGAGATGCCAGCGTCTCTTCTTTCATCTACCGAAACTGTGGTCGTAGGCCAGGGTGGGTCTGGAGGAGCGTCTCAATCAACAAATAATTCTAATGGAGTTGCTGGAAGCGCCGGAACAAATTCGTCTTTTGGTTCTATTGCTTCTGTTGCCGGCGGTGGCGGCGCTACTGGCGGGTCTTCAGCAAATGGAGCTAGCGGATCCACTTTTGGCAATGGCAATTTTAACAGCATTACTGCCATTGGCGGAAGCAGTGGAACGACTGGATCACCAACTCAGTTTGCAGCAACGATAGCATCTTGCGCCGGCGGCGGCGGTGGCGGCGGCGCGGCCGCAAACATTACAACCACAAGCTCTGGTGCAGCGGGCACATATCATCAGGTGGCAGACGCGGCCACCGGAAAAAATGGAATGATTGCCGTCGCCACAACTGGCGGATCTGGAGGAACATCAGGTGGCAATGGCGGGGTTGGAAGCAGTTATAATTTCTCCGATCGTGTGATTACCACTGGCGGCGGCGGCGGTTCCTACGCCACCGGCCAAGCCACGGGCAGCGGCGGAAACGGCATCTACGGCTCCGGCGGCGGCGGCGGCGCAGCATCCGACAACGGCTTTGCGAGCGGCGCGGGCGGCAACGGTGGCGACGGGTGGGTGAGGGTAATCTCATGGGCGTGAAACAGTTCCTCCTCAATCCTGACGGCTCGATCCCCGAAGGCGCGAACATCGAGGCATTGAAGCGCGCGGGCATTCCGCTCGTTCTGCCGACGCCGCGCTGGCGTCCTGCTCCCGGCATGATGCTGGTCGAGGCCGAGCCCGAGATGCGCGAGGGCGCGATGCGGCAGACCTGGCGCGAAGTCGAGATCCCGCCCGCGCCACCGGCTGTTGACGAAGAACCGACCGAGTAAGCGATGCTCGGATCCGCGCCGCTAGCATCGACACCGCTCGGCGCGTCTGGTGCTGGCGCGACGCCAGCCACGACGATCAATGTTCCTGCCGCGACGATCACCGTCGCGGGCATCGCGCCCAGCGCGATCCAGACCTGGACGCCGATCCAGGGGCTTTTGTTTCTCTTCGCCAACCTCTATGGCGCGGGTGCGGCGGCGACCGAGGTTCTCGCTCCCGCCGCAACGATCACCGTCGCCGCGAATGCTCCGAGCCTCGCGGCGGGCAAGTCTGTAGCTGTTCCTGCTGCGACGATCACGCTCGCATCGACCGCTCCGGCGGTCAGCACGGGCAAGCGCATCGACGCTCCCGCCGCGACGATCATCGTCGCTGCGAATGCTCCGAGCCTCGCGGCGGGCAAGAGCATCACAGTCCCTGCCGCGACGATCACACTCGCCTCGACCGCGCCGACGATCAGCGCTGGAAAACGCATCGATGCTCCCGCCGCGACGATCACGCTCGCGGGCCTTGCGCCGACCATCCAGGCCGCGACGGGTCCGTCCATCGTCGTTCCGGCGGCGACCATCTCGCTCGCGGCCAGCGCGCCGAGCCTCGCAGCGGGCAAGAGCGTCGTCATTCCTGCCGCCGCGATCAGCCTCGCGGGCAACGCTCCAGCAATCTCGGCGGGCAAACTCATCGTCGTCCCCGCCGCCGCCCTGCTCATGGGCGGCGAGGTTCCGGCGATCAGGACGGGCAAGAGCGTCGCCATCCCGGCCGCGACGATCAGCCTCGCGGGCAGCGCTCCGGCGATCAGCGCGGGCAAGCGTGTCGCGGTTCCGGCGGCGACCATCGCGCTGTCGGCAAGCGCTCCGGCCGTCTCGGTCGGCGATGCCGTCACGGTTCCTGCCGCCACGATCACGCTGGCCGCGTTTTCTCCGTCGCTGGTAGCGGGTAAGTCCGTCGCCGCACCCTCGGCCACCATCACGCTCTCTGCCGCGCCACCGACGATCCAGGCCTCGACAGGGGCTAGCGTCGCGGTGCCGACCGCCACCATCCTCCTCGGTGGCGAAGCGCCGTCGATCAGCGCGGGCAAGTCCATCACCATTCCGCTCGCATCTGCCCAGGTTCTCGCGGCGCTTGCGCCGCAGCTGGCGGCGGGCAAGTCCATCGCGGTCCCGGCCGCCACCATCACACTGACCGCCGCGTCTCCGACGCTCGCAGCGGGCAAGGCGGTCGAGGTCGCCGCTGCGGCCATCGCCATCGGCGGCATCCCGCCGCGCATCCAGCTTATCGCGCCTCCCGGCACGCTACGGACGATCAGGGATGCCATCAGGACCGCCTGGGATGCTCGCTGGCCGCATGGAACCAGTTACCGGGTACTCTGGCAGGTCAACGACAACGAGAGCGTCCCTGAGCCCGGCGAGGCGCGCGCGTGGGTGCATGTCGTGATCGACTTCGACGGCGAGGACATTCGCGCCTATGCCGGCGGTCGCGAGGCGTCAGACCGCGAGTGGCGCGGAACGGTCGAGATCCGCGTGATCGCGGAGACCGGCTATGGCGACGACGCCGCGCTCGACCTGCTCGATGACGCGGTCGGCGTCTACCGCTCGCGCCGCGAAGCGGGGCTATCCTTCCTTGAGGGCTCGACCGAGATCTTCGACAGCGCGACCGAGGACGGCGCGTGGTTCATCCGTGGCACGATGATGCCCTGGACGTATGAGTACCGGGCATGAGCCTCAGGACAACCATCCGCACCGAGATAAAGGCAGTCTGGGACGCGCGCTGGCCGCACGGCGAGACCTATCGCGTGATCTGGCACGAGAACGCACACCCCGATACGCCGACGCCTGGCGAGGTGCAGCACTGGCTGCACCTGCACGCCGAGTTCAGTCGCGAGGAGATGCGCGCGTTCGGCGGCGGGTCTCTTGCCAACGAGCGGCTCTGGTTCGGCTCGGTCGCGGTGCGCGTGTTCTCTGAGGTCGGCATCGGCGAGGACGTCACTCTCGACCTTCTCGATGCCGCCGTCGTGGCGCTCCGCGCGCGGCGCTCGGGCAATCTGACCTTCGTCGCACCTATCGTCGGCATCGCCGACACAACACGCTCGAGCGGCGCGTGGTATAGTCGTGGCGCGTCGATCCCGTTTCAATATCGCTTCCAAGGGTAAGGAGACCCGATCATGCCGATCAGTGAAGGCGTGCAGTCACGCATCGTCTACAAGGCCTATTCCTCGGGAGCGATCACGGCCAACAGCGAGCCGGACACCGCGACCGACCCCGGCACGTCCGGCGGTCAGGTGCTGCGGCGGGTCTCGTCGTCGCTGAACCTGGTCAAGGATTCCTACCAGTCCGAGGAGATCCGCACCGACCGGCAGATCACCGATTTCCGCCACGGGTTGCGGCGCGTCGAGGGCTCGATCTCGGGCGAGCTGTCGCCGGGTACGCAGTTTGAGCTTCTCGTCGCCGCGCACCGCGACTCAGCGGTGTCGTCGCTGTCGCTGTCGAATACGCAATTCACCAGCGTCACCAGCGACAACTCAACCTCGGCCTTCGTCTTCACTGCTGGCGACCCGGTGACGAGCGGTCTGCGCGTCGGCGATATCATCCGCTTCGGCACGCTCGCCGCGACGGCGAACAACGACCGTAACTTCGTGATCCGGTCCTTTGGTGGCACGAGCAACCGCACCGTCACCGTCAGCCCCGCGCCGACCACCGACGCGGTGGCCGACACCACCTTCACCGTGACGCGCCCCGGCAAGACCACCATCGTCCCGGCCAGCGGCTTCACCGCGCGCAAGTTCGGCATCGAGGAGTACCGCGAGGATCTTGACCTCTCGCGCCTCTTCACCGAATGCCGCGTTTCCGGCTATTCGCTGTCGCTCCCGGCCACCGGCCTCTCGACGGTGGAGATCCCGTTCATGGGGCGCAACGCGGTCTCTCTCTCGGCGGGCAGCGCGCCCTATTTCACGGCTCCCACCGCCGCGACGACGTCCTCGGCTTGCGCCTCGGCCAACGGTCTGATCCTGTCGCCGGATGCTGGCTCGTCGCCGCTCGGCATCGTCACCGGCATCGATATCGCGCTTGATCTCGAGGCCGAGATGCAAGCGGTGATCAACCAGAACATCGCGCCCGAGATCTTCCTCGGCCGCGCGAACGTCACTGGCACGGTGTCGGCGTTCGTGGAAGATTTCGCCCTCTTCAACGCCTTCCTCAACGAGAGCGAGCTTCAGCTGATCGTGCGCGTGGACAGTGGATCGGCGGCGAATGCCGACGCCATCTGCATCTACCTCCCGCGCGTCAAGCTCGGCGGCGCGGACATGCCGTTGAGTGGCGCGAACGGCCAGACGATCTCGCTGCCGTTCCAAGCGCTGCGCTACACCGGCAGCGCGGCGGGCCGCGACACAACCACCATTCGCATCCACGACACGGCGGCTTGAGCATGTCGCGTTTCTCTGGTCTCGGCGCGTCGGTGGACAAGCCGACGCGCTGCTATCTCTCGATCCCCGTCGCTGGTCGTCCGCCGCTTCTGTCGCGCGATGGCGATCCCGCCTACATCGACTGCCTATCGCTCGACAGCCGCGAGGCTGGCGCGCAGCGTCGCGCATCCGCCATCGCGCGCCTCGACCGCCGCGCGGCGAAGTTGACCGCCGATGACATCGAGGCCGAGCAGGTCGCGATGCTGGTGGCGCTCATCACCGGCTGGCGGCTCTACTCGCTGGCCGGCGACCCGCTCGATGTCGAGTGCGACGAAGCGGCGAAGCGCGAACTGATGAGCGATCCGACGTTCGCGTGGGTGCGCCGCCAAGTCGAGGAGCACATCGGCGACCTGGGAAACTGGCTGAGCGCGACGGCGAGCTGATCGCTTTCGCGCGTCACCGTTTCGACCTAGATCTGCCGCGCAAGGGTGGCCGAAAGCGCGACCACCTGGAGAGTGTCGCGCGGCAGCTAGGACGCCGCCCTGCGGGGCTCGACGGGCCACAGCTGCCCGCCTGGGGCGAGCACATCTGGTCGGCGTGGCTGGATCTGCACCAGGGTCGCCGCGTCGGCTTCAACGGTGCCGAGCCGCTGTCTTGGGCTGATCTCGACGCATGGTCTCGGTTGACCGGCGCGGAGATGAGGCCGGATGAGGTGGCGCTTCTGATGCGGATAGATCGCGAGTTCTTCGCCGTGCGCGGCGAGATCGAGGGGAAGAAATGATCAACGCGCCGAAGGAATCGATCCTCAAGGCTGGCCTCGACGCGAGCGAATACACGCGCGGCGCGCAGGAGATCGACCGAGCGAACGAATCCATGGCGGCGAGCGCCGCCGAGGTCGAACGCGCGAACCTGACCGGGGCACAGGCGCTTCAGGCATTTGAGGAGGCCGAGCGTCGCTCGGCCAAGGCGAAGGGCGAACTGGCACGCTCGCAGAAGCTGATCGCCGAGGCTGTGCAGCGCGGAGCGATCACCGAGGAAGATGCGGCGACGAAGAACGCCGCCGCTCAAGCGCGATACGAGCAAGCCCTGCTCAGGACGTCCGAGCAGACGCGCCGCACATCGTCCTCTCAGGAGGAGATGACGCGGACCATCGTGTCATCCGCGGCGAGCATGGATCGCCTCCAAGGATCGCTCGATAAGGGCTTCGCCTCGCAGCTGCGTTACGAGCAGATCGTGGATCGGGTCAATTCCGCGATGGAACGCGGGCGCATCTCGCAGGAGCGCGGCGCGCAGATCATCAGCCTCGCGCAGCAGCGCTACATGTCGGCGGCGACTGCGACTGCGGCGATGGGAGCGGCGACTGCGGCGGCGGCGACGTCGAGCAGACAGTTCGGCTTCGTCGCGCAGCAGTCCGGCTATCAGCTAGGCGACTTCGCCGTTCAGGTCGCAAGCGGTCAGTCCGCAATGGTCGCGTTCATTCAGCAGGGTTCACAGTTCCTCGGGATCTTCGGGGCGTTCGGCGCAATCGCTGGTGCCGCGCTCGCCATCGGTGGCGGCATCTACATGATGTTCGACAAGATGGCTGAGAATGCGAAGACGGCTACAGACGAGATCTCGTCCTTGACGGAAGAGATTAAGCGCATGAACGAGGAAAGCGCGAAACGCGGCGCGGGGCAGACGGGCATTCGCGCGAATGTGCGACTTGAAAGCCTGATGGCCGAGCGCAATCGCCTGACCGGCATGATGCCGACAGGCGGCGGCGCCAGGGCATCGGGCGAGTTTCAAGGCGTTGTCGAGGCCCAGGCGGCGGCGAACGTCGCGGGCATTCAGTCGCAGATCGACGCGATCGACAAGCTCATCCGCGAATATGACCGGCTCGTCATCGAGCAAGAACAAGCAGACATGACCGCCGCGAACCTGAAGCGGCGCGGCGAGGAGTTCGAGGAGCAGAAGAAGCGCGAGGCCGAGGCTATCCGCGACGCCGCTCGCGCGCAGGAAGAGGCCGAGCGCGCGCGCCAGCGCTTCCTCTCCGATGTCATGTCCCTCGAAAACACCCTCGACCCGCTGACCGCCGCGACCCGCCGCTGGGCCGACCAACAGGCGCTGCTGGCTCAGGCGCTCGACGCCGCCATCATCAGCCAAGAACGCTACAACGAACTGGTCGCGATGTCGGACGAGGCGTTCCGCAAGGCCACCGAGAAGCAGACCGAATACCTGACCGGCATCGAGAAGCAGTCGCGCGAGAACGAGAACCTCGCACGCGATCTCGGCCTGTCGTTCCAGTCCGCTTTCGAGGACGCGATCCTGCGCGGTGAGAAGCTGCGCGGCGTGCTGGCGGGGATCGCGCAGGACATTGCGCGCATCATCCTGCGCCAGACGGTCACGACGCCGCTCGCCGGTCTTGTCATGGGCGGGCTCTCTAGCGCCTTCGGCGGGCTGTTCGGCGGATCCAGCCTCGGCGACATTCGCGGCCCCGGGGGCTCAGCCTCAATACCGTTCGGCGGGCCTCGCGCTCTCGGCGGTCCGGTCGAGGCGGGCAGCGCCTATCTGGTCGGCGAGCAGGGGCCTGAACTGTTCATGCCCGGTCAGTCGGGCCGCATCATCCCGAACGGCCAGACAGGCTCCACCGTCGTGAACCAGACAATCCAGATCAGCGTCGGCGTCGCGCAGACCGTGCGCGCCGAGATCGCTGCGCTTATGCCGGCGATCAAGCGCCAGACCGTCGATGCGGTGGCGGACGCCAGGATGCGCGGCGGATCGTTCGCCGCCGCGATGGGAACCTGAGCCATGACGATCTCCTACCCCATCACCCTCCCGACATCCGGCGGCTACGCGCGCGTCGAGTTCAGAATGGGCAACGTGGTCGGCGTCTCGACCTCGCCGTTCACCCTCCAGCAGCAGCTGGTCCGTCACCAAGGCGCGCGCTGGGAAGCCGACATCACCGTCGCCGAGATGGAGCGTCCCGCCGCCGAGGAATGGATCGCCGCGCTAGCCTCGCTGCGCGGGGCCTGGGGCACGTTCCGCCTGGCAGATCCCGGTGGCGCGACGCCGCGCGGCACATGGGCCGGAACGCCTCTGGTCAAGGGCGCGGGCCAGACCGGCGAGACGCTGCTGGTCGATGGGTTCTCGGCGGGCGCGACGGTCAAGGCGGGCGACTACCTCCAGATCGGTGATCGGCTCTACAAGGTGCTGGTGGACGCCACCGAGAGCAGCGGCGAGATCACGCTCGATATCTGGCCGCGTCTGCGCGAGAGCCCGGCGGATAACGCCGTCGTGACGACGAGCGCCGCGAAGGGGTTGTTTCGGCTCGCGAGTAACACGCAGGGCTGGGCGCTACAGGGATCGGGGCTGCGCTACACGCTCGCCTTCGGCGCGGTCGAGGCGATCTGATGGCGCGCGACCTCACCGCCAGCGTCATTACGCAGCTACAGGCCGCGTCTGTCGAGGTCGGCATTTTGTTCGAGGGCGAGTTCGCGAGCGGCTGGGTCCGGCTGTGGTCCGGCATCGGAAACCTGTCGTGGGACAGCAAGACATGGAACGGTGTCGGCACGCTGCTCGGCATCTCGGCCATCGATGAGACGAACGAGATCCGCGCCTCGGGCCTGACGGTGACGCTCTCAGGCGTTCCATCTGATCTGCTCGCCGCTGCGCTTGGTGACGCGCGATCCGGCAAGACGGGCCGCGTCTATCTGGCCTTCTTCTCCGGCGGCTCGGTCGTGGCGGACCCGGTGCTACAGTTCGAGGGCCGCCTCGATGTCCCAGCCATCGAGGATGGCGAAGACACCGCCACAATCGCCATCAGCTACGAGAGCGAACTGATCGACCTGGAGCGCGCCCGCGAACGCCGCTACACGCCCGAGGACCAGGCAATCGATTACCCCGGCGACCTCGGTTTCGCGTATGTTGCGGCATTGCAGGACGCGCAAATCACATGGGGCCGCTGATGATAGCACGCCGCGAAGATTGGCCGTCGAGGCTCGCCGCCGCGCTCGAGGATGCGCGCGACAAGCCGTTCGAGTGGGGCCAGCACGACTGCGGTCTCTTTGCGGGCGACTGCGTGCTGGCGATGACCGACACCGACCCGGTGGCGCTCTATCGCGGCCAGTACACCGACGAGGAGGGCGCGCGCGCCACGATGCTCGCGCTGTCCGGCGGCGGGCTGCGCGCGGTGTGGAGCAAGGCTCTCGGGCCAGCGATGAACAACACGCTGATGGCGAAGCGCGGCGACGTCGTGCTGGTCACCACCGACTACGGCGAGACCGAGGCCACCGGGATCGTCGCAGGAGCGCGTGTGGCGTGCCTTTCGCAGTCGGGGCTACTGATGATGCCTTCGCGCTGCATCGTCGCTGCCTGGGGCGTCTGATGCCGTTTGTTGTCCCGGCTATTGCCGCTGCGGTGAAAATCATCGGGATTGGCGGCGTCGTTTCCGCCAGCCTCGTCGGAATAGTGGGCGGACTTGCGGTTGCAATGACGCTCTCGGCCATCGCCGGGGCGATCTTCCGCCCCAAGCGGCCAAAGCTCTCCGACCCCTTCGCGGGCGCGCAGCGCACGCAGACCGTGCGCGAGCCGATCACGCCGTGGCGCGTGGTCTATGGTCAGGTGCGGACCGGCGGTGCGATCACGTTCCTTCACACCACCGACTCCAATTCCAAGCTCCACCTCGTCATCACGCTCGCCGGTCATGAGTGCGAGGAGATCGGCGACATCTACTTCGATGACGAAATCGTCCCGCTTGATGGCAGCGGCAACGCTACGGGCAAATACGCCGGATACGTCCGTGTTCAGAAGAAGCTCGGCACCGACGGGCAAACGGCGTTCGCCGACCTCATCACCGAGGCGTCCGACAAGTGGACCGCTGACCACCGGCAGCGTGGTCGCGCGTGCATCTACGTCCGCTTGACGCACAATTCCGACCTGTTCGCATCCGGCATCCCGAACATTACCGCCGTCGTGAAGGGCAAGAAGGTCTACGACCCGCGCACATCCACGACCGCGTGGGGCGCGAACGCGGCGCTTTGCCTTGCCGACTACTTGACCGACCCGATACGCGGCCTGGGCGTGGACTATGCCACGCGCATCGATGAAGCCGACCTGATCGCCGCCGCGAATATCTGCGACGAAAACGTAACGCTGGCGGCGGGCGGCACCGAAGACAGATACACCATGAATGGCACCTTCGACACCTCGCAGCGCCCGCGTGACATCATCGCATCGATGACTGGCGCAATGGCTGGCCGCGCGTCGCTGGTCGGCGGGACATGGTCGATCTTCGCGGGCGCATACACCGCACCGACCATCACGCTGACCGAGGCTGATCTGCGCGGGCCAATCCGCGTGTCGTCGCGACTGAGCCGTCGCGATCTCGCCAACGGGGTCAAGGGGACGTTCGTCTCGCCTGACAACAAGTGGCAAGCCTCGGATTTCCCGCCGGTCTCGAATGCCACCTACGTCTCCGACGACGGCGGCGAGAAGCTCTGGCGCGATATCGATCTCCCCTTCACGACCAGCGCGGCTACCGCGCAGCGCATCGCGCGCATCGAGCTACGCAAGGCGCGGCAACAGATCAGCGTGCAGCTGGCGGCGAAGCTCACCGCGTATCGGCTGGTGCCTGGTGACGTCGTCGGCCTGACCAACACGCGCATGGGCTGGACGGCGAAGCCCTTCGAGGTCACCGGCTTGCGCTTCGTCACCGATGGCGACGGCAGTCTCGGCGTCGATCTCGATCTGCGCGAGACCGCCTCGACCATCTACGACTGGACGGCGGGCACCGACGAGGAAGAAGTCGATCCCGCGCCGGACACCGATCTGCCGAACCCCTTCAGTGTCAGCGCGCCGACGTCGCTGGTCCTGGCGAGCGGCGACGCCGAGATCCTTCAGCTGGCCGAAGGCTCGGTGATCAGCCGCATCAAGGCCACATGGACCGCGCCGAGCGATGCGCGCGTGGCGAACTACGAACTCGCCTGGAAGAAGAGCGCCGAAACCGACTGGGATAGCGTCCTGTCCTCGGCGTCGGTCACCGTCGGCTACGTCGCGCCAGTCGAGGACAGCACGGCCTACGATGTGCGTGTGCGTTCGATCTCGGGCCTCGGCGTGGTCTCGGGCTGGGTGACGGTGACGGGCCATGTCGTCGAAGGCAAGAGCGCGCCGCCGCCGCGTCCTGATACGTTCCAGGTCGCGCGTATTGCGGACGGAACGCGGCGCTTCACCTGGAGCCTCGCGAGCCTCCCGGCGGATGTGCGATCCGGCGGCGGCTACCGCATCCGCTACAAGACCAGCAGCACGACCGACTGGTCCTCGATGACGGCGCTGCATGAAGGGCTGCTCATCTCATCGCCGTACGAGACGGCGGATCTCGCCAGCGGAACATATTGGTTTGCCATCAAGACCGTGGATAGCTCGGGCAACGAAAGCACCGACGCGCGCTTCATCGCGTCCGCCGTGCTCGGCGATCCGCCACTGCGTGATGTGCTGCTCCAGCGGATCGAACAGTCGCTCGTATGGCCGGGGACGAAGACGTCGTGCTTCCTCGACCGAGATAACGCGCTCCACGCGACCAGCAGCCAGAACTGGTCGAACCTCCCGAGCGCTTGGTCGAGCCTTGCCGCGACCTGGGACAACATCCTTAACAACAACAGCCCGATCCGATACGAGACGCCGGTCCTCGATCTCGGGGCGGATGTCAATTTCACACCGCTCGTCACTGCTGTCGCCAACGGCACGGTGACGCTGGAGATGAAAACGGGCACTCAAGCCGATGGCACCGTCACCGGCTCCTGGGTCGCGCTGGCGCTGGTCGAAGGCAAACGCTACGTCCAGATCCGCGCCTCGGTGTCTGACACGACGCCGGTCCTGTCTGGCCTGACGACAATCATCTCTTCGTCGTCGTATACGGACACCTACGAGGACGTGAACACGGCGACCGAGACGGCGTCGTGGTTCTCTTCGGTCGCGGCGGGTCATTTCAAGATCGGGGCGCGCGGCCAGCTGGCGGCGATCAGCACCGCGCGTATCCTGGCCTTGCAGAACGTCGGCGCGGGCTGGTCGTGGGAGTTGATCTCCAAAACGCAGACAGTAAACAGCGAGCCAGCGGCTGAATTTAAAGTGTATAATTCTTCTGGTACATTGAGCAATGCTACAATCGATGTAGAGCTGCGAGGGCCACAGGCATGACGCTCCCGACGAACGCATCCAAGGCGAACTTGGACAGCGCGACGGACGATCCGAAGCTCGCGCGTCCTGACCTCGCGGACCTGGTGGACAAGTTCAATGACTTGCTCACCCACCTCAATCTCAGCACGATCACCAGCGGGCCAGCGTCGATACCGCTCTCGTTGGCAAACGGCGGCACGGGCGCGGCGACCGCCGCAGCAGCGCGCACCAACCTCGGCGTCGAGGACGCCACCGAAAGCGCCGCCGGTCGCATCGAGATCGCGACGCAGACCGAAAGCAACAACGGCACCGATGACACGCGCGCGCTGACGCCGCTGAAGCTCGCGAGCATCTCGCCGGCGTCGGTGACCTACTCGACCAGCGACCAGATCCTCATCCTCGACGCAAGCGACAGCAATAAGCTGAAGCGCGCGACGGTGACGACGGGCAAGGTTCTCCAGGTCATCAACACGACGAGCAGCGCCGTCGCCACGAACACGACGGCGATGCCCTACGACGACACCATCCCGCAGAACACGGAAGGCGCGGAACTGATGACGGCGACGATCACGCCGTCGAACTCGAGCAACAAGCTTCGCATCGACGTCACCGTGTTCTGTGCCTCGTCGTTCGGCGACATGGTGGTCGCGCTGTTCCAGGACAGCACCGCGAATGCGCTGGCGGCGGGCGGGCATGACATCATCAACCGCGCCAACGCGATGATCGAGATATCGTTCAGTCACTACATGACCGCCGGCACGACGTCCGCCACGACGTTCAAGGTGCGCGGCGGGCAGAGCAATGCGGGATCGACCTTCACCTTCAACGGCGACAACGGCGCGCGGCTGTTCGGCGGCGTCATGTCGTCCTCGATCACCGTCACCGAGATCGCAGCATGAGCGATCACATAGACCCGCGCGATTTCGGTCGCCTAGAAGCCGAGGTCGCCGCGCTCAACAAATCTGTCGAGGCGATGGCCGCAGACCTCAGGGCCGTGCGTTCTGCACTCGACGCAGCGGGCGGTGGCTGGCGGGTGCTGATCGC